GTGTTGCTAATTCCCAAAAGCACGCTTGCGTATGTGGTAGGCTCTGCATTAGTCCACGCATATGTTCCCGAATTGGTAGCGGTCTCTTGACAGGTATAAAGATACGGATACGTGTCTGATGAAGTCGGTAGTATCGTGCTCCACGCTCCATACGTCCTAGCCGACCCCGTACCCACGTGAGCGGTTGGCTTTGACGGTACTGTAGTTGAATTTGATGCATAATACAGCGTTGTGATACTCGCTATTGAATCGTTAACACTGCTTGACAAAGTATTTATGACTTGCTGATAAGTAGTAGGCTCTACATTAGTCCACGCATACGTCCCTGAATTAGTGACGGATTCTTTACAGATATACAAATACGGATAGTTGGTGTTTAGTGTCGGTAATACTATGCTCCATGCTCCGTATGTTGTAGTCGTTCCCGTGCTTACATGAGCCGTTGGTTTAGCTGGCGCTGTAGTAGAGCTTGATGCATAATACAGCGTTGATATGCCTGATATTGAGCTGTTAGCCGTGCTGCTGATAGATGCTATTATTTCGGTGTAATTTAGCTTTTCAACAAGCGTACATCCAACAAATCCTGTGCTTTCTGTAAACATCTCTGAACATCTGTAAAGATAAGGATAAGTTGAGTTATACGACGGTATTATCTTAGTCCACTGATTATACACACTTGTGTCTGTGCTTACTTCCGAGCTTGGCGCTGATGGTGCGCTACTTGAATTTGATGCATAATATATGACCACCAAATCATTTAAGGCAAGCCCTGCGACTTCTTCGGCTGCGTTGGCTACGTGTATTGCGCTTGTAGAATTAGACAGCGCACTTGTCGCTTTTTCATCAACCGAGTCGGCGGTGTCTTTTGCATTGGTGGCGAGTTCTTGTGCTACTTCAGCTACTTTCTGTGCGCTTTCGGCTCTTATTCTGGCTATGCCTGCTTGAACTGCTGCCTCTATAGCTTTAGCGTCTCCAGTTGGCGGAGTCGTGGCGTTTCCGACAAGCCAAGCTCCGCCGCCACTAACTCTTACTTGAACGGTGTCGCCCACAGACGCGGATATTGTCATCTTAACAGGTGTCTCATTTACTCCACCCGGAATATGTACCCAAGCCGTGCCGCCGTCTATTCTCGTGACAGTAGCGGATGTATCATAAGCCTGTGTCTTAGTTTTTCCGCTTTCCGATATGGCATTTATCAAATCCTTGCTGACCTTATCCAACCTCTATCACCTCTTCTTTCGTCTGACAAGCATATCCTAATTCAATGCTTTGCTCCGTGATTTTAAATTTTCCATCGAGTCCGACTTCGGGATATGATATTCTCACCATATCCCCCACGTTTAATTCCGGAACATACCGCCTTTTGTAACTTAGGGTTCTTGACGGTGTCTGTAACTCCGTCAATCTTCTCTTAGCATACTGTGATAGCGTTTCATTGTCCGCCAAATTGACGCCCGTCTCTTCTGCCCAAATCTCGCGCCCTCTATTTACTGTTGACAGCGGACTTTTCTCCGAATCATCTCTTGCCGTGGCTGTTGATGTTGATGCTACCGCTCTAAATACATTCGGGCATGAGTACCAATCATAGGTATCTGTAATATCCGTTTCAACAATGTCATTTTGAAGAGTTGAAAACATAGCTTTATTTGCTGTATCATACGGCTCTATGCTGATATCCCCCATTCCGTCAATCACAATGTGCCATCCTATTGCGTTAAGTATCTTCTGAGCCATGGACAGCTTTGTCTCTCCATCTTCAGCAATAATGCTTTCACTTATGGTTTGACTACCGCTCGAATATGTCACAGGTGCAAATCCTTTTAACAGATCTGATACAAGCTTTGCCCCCTCTATTCCAGCCGGCGCATACCAACCACGCTGTAACATGATATCGTCAAGCGGTTTTAGTACAGAATAGCATTCAATCTTATATGATTCTCTCCGTCCATCAAGCTCTCTTTCAGGTGCGGATGTAAGCCCCGTGAATAGCGGTATTCTCTCAGCGTCTCCGTTTTGCCTTGCATTCAAATAGATTCTTACCCATATTTCTCCATCATTCGGCTTTTCGGTCATATCGATATCAGCTGATTGTAATAAATCTTTGCTAGACCGGTCAATCGAACCGCCCGTAAATTCAAGCTGTTGAATATCCGCCCATGTCACGGGTGATATTTGATATAAATCATATGTCGCTGTATATCCTTTAGCCCATTCCATCTATTAACCCTCATAATCGCCATAAGCCATTCCCTCAAATCCTTCAGGTGCTACCTTCTTGATGTCAAGTGAATAACTAACCATAATGTTATTTTCTGCCGAATCTGACACTTGAATATCTGCTGCGAACGATGAGCCGTCCGGCGTTCTTACATGACATAGATCTGTGTATTCCGCTAACTTGCGCATTTGAAGTATTTTTTCTATGTCTTCAGCGGATAACATGACCGTACTTGTGCTCATATCTCTTTCAATTCCGACATTCCAGTCACCTGTTATTGATCCGCCTAGATATCTTGTGCGTTCAAAATCCTTAGACCATTTATTATCAAATTCGAGATTATATTCAACTTCTAACTGTTCTCCGGCAAAATCAATTATCATATATTTAGACTCTAAGATATCGCCGTCATCTCCATTAAAATCTGTCCAGGCTATCATATTATCATCTGTCGTATAGTCGCCGTTAAGCGTACGACACACAAGGCGATGACCGCCAAACTCTCCGAGTGCCGGATATGGGTCTACATATGTTTCTCCAAATTCCGCACCTTGATATATTAATTCGGGAGCATCCGCTGATAATCTGTATATATCGCATACGTCACCTGACACCTTGTTGTTCGAATCAGCGATTGATATCACTGCTATATTGTCTTGAATCGTGATTGTCCCTGTCGGTCTCCATGCTTGATGTGACCAGTGGACAGTAAAGTCAGCCGTTGCCGTTCCTGTCTGCCCTAAATAATCTATAACTTTTATTGTAATTGTGTACTGACACCCATCATCAAGCTGTCCGATTAAGTCGCTTTCTGCGATTGTTAGCGTTCCATCTCCCTCAATTTCAACTTGTGCAATAGTCTCACCGTCGTATCCATCAAAGGTTGATTCATCCGGACGTGTTATTTGGCAATCTCCCAACCTTGTAATTGTTGCTATTGTCTGACCACCAGCACCAGCTCCAATTGATGATATAGTAAGTGGAAGAGTTTCCATGACATATGGGATTGTTCTTGTCTCTTCATCGTCATCAATGACGACATAATCAGCTGTGAGATTAGTTGATATTGTCGGAACGGGAGCATCTTTAATTGTCAGCATTTCCACATCCGACCATTCGGAAGTCTCACCGCTTGCGGATGTCGTTCTGATAGCAAGATATTTAACATCACCATCTGCCCAACCAAGCTCAGAAATATCAATGTCAATGCTCTGTTCATTGGTCGCTGATGCTATGATATCGCCGTATGTGATGATGCCGCCTGATGATATCGTTGCTACGCATATATCAGCCGTAGCCTGTTCTGTGCCGTCACCGCTCGCATATACCCAATAAGCTGTAATGCTTCCCTCACTTGATACGGCATTTTCTGAAAGATAAAGTTGTGTCGTGACAGGTGCATCTGTCAATGATACCATTGAATCATCTGTTATTGTGCTCCATGGTGTGTGAATGTCGGTGCTTTCCGTTCCTGTCGCTTCACGCACTCGAAAATACCATGTTTTACCAGTATCTAAACCTGTCACATATCTAGCTGTCTTACCGTCAATTTCCCATGTATATTCATCTGGCTCATCGGTGCTTTCCCATGCGTCAATCTCATCTGACCATGATATAGTAGCTATTTTTGCATCTGAATATACTGAAGTCCATGACACAAGGACTTTACCAACGGTATTGGTCCTTGTGACAGTGACGTTTTGTGGGCTGCTTGGAGTTGCACCGCCAATAGCTATGCTATCTGATGTCATTTTGTTTCCGGCGGTGATCGCTCTTGCATATATCTTATAGCTTGTCACCTCGCTCATATCGGGCAAGCTGCAAGTTGTAGTTCTCACTCCACTTCCTTGCGCTGAATGACCTATTACTGTTATCTTCCCGTCATTTGTCTGCAAACTGAATTCAAGATATGAGAAAGTAACATCTGATTCATTCGTGCAGATGATATCAACGGTTGTTGATGCTGATGATATGCTAGTGGAAGATAGGTTTGACGGGGTAGTTAATCGCCCATATCCATTTGATACAAGATAGGCGTTCCCGATAGTGGTAACTCCGTCCCTCTCGGTGTCGACTCTAACGAACATACATTCATCTACGCCAAGCACTCCATTTGCTTGGATATTGACATTTCCGCTTGCATCTGCTTTATATGGCGTGTCACCGTCAAAAGATGCTCCGGACGGGCATACGTAATTAGCTAATGGAGTTGCAAACGCATATTTCGGTGTCGCACTCGCTATCTTCTTACCCCCGTCGCTTAACTTCCATGTAACATTGAGATTATAAACATTGGCGGATTCACCTGTGATTTTTGCCCAAACCTTTGAAGGCGTATTTGCATCTCCATATGTGTGAGATTGAAGATTAGCATCTGAATCTCCGGCAATTCCTCTCGCTTTTACTTTGAAATATCTGATCAGCTTACCGCCTGCTGCCTTGATAGCTGTCGCCGATTCTGTATATGACCTTGAGCCGCTCGCCGCCTGTCCTGTTGTCCACGATGTCGGCTCTGAGCCTGTTGACAGCCACGTCTTATAACACACATCTGTAAAGTGTTTGTGATTTGTTGTTGATGTCGATAAATTCCATGAAAATGTCCCTGAATATGACGGGCTGCTATTAAGCGACCATGACAAGCTCGGCTTCGCTGGTTTATTTATGGTGTATTTTACGGTTTTAAAATCTGACCATGTGTAAATTGTCTTGGATGTGTCTGCCCTATTATTTCTTACACCGAATTCAATAGCAACAATCTGATTTGCCTTTCCGCTTTTAGCCGGATATACATCGGACGCATCGAAATTAACATGTGACCATGATGTCTTATTTACTCCTATGCTGTCATACCACCATCCGAAGGTCTTTCCGTTCCCGAAGTAAAGTTTATAACCGACTATCTGCCCATCGCTTGAATTAGCAGCTGCAATTTTCCATGAAAATACGAATTTCAAGCCGCTTCTTTCAACTTTTAACCCTGTCGGTGCTTTTGTTTGTTGTTTTGTCTTTGCCATATCAGCCTCGCATTCTATTTTGACGTTTTAATTCTCTTGCGAACTTCTTTGCCCACATCTCAGGCGATTCTGCCCCGTTGACTGTCATGTTGATGTATGTGTCACTAAGTCCACCTTTATCAAGCGGTACTACAGCCTCAGCTCCTGCTTCACCTACCCCGATAATAGACGGTGATGTAAAAATACCGCCTTTCTTGTACCAATTAACATCTATTGATGGGACTGTGTTGTTTTTTGCGTCAAATTTACCTGTCATTTTAAAGTGTGGTAGTTTGATATCATGTGAAAATTCAAATGATGTGTTTCTAAAAAGAGCCTTCAAAGAAGTAAGCTGAGATACAGCCGACGCGTTAATCATCATCATGCCTGCGTTAAAGCTTTTCACTGCTGAATCTATCCCTGATTTAATGCCGCTGTTAATAGCTTTTCCCAAGCCATCGCTTTTTGCTTTTGCCTTGCTTTCTCCACCGCTAAAAGCGGATATCACAGCATTAACAGCATTCTCTGCAAGCTGTCCAAGTCCATCTAATACCGCTTGGACAGTATCCACACTGGAAGCCATTCCAGTTAGCGCATCTGCTGCCGCTTTTGCATCGTTCTTTATTCCTGCCACGCTTTCAGCCACTCCGGCAAGTGCCACCTCTAACAATAGAGTTGTAGCAAGTGCAATTAAAGATGTTGCTTCATAGGCTATTAATGCCAATGATGCAAGCCCTAAAGCTCCTGAAAAACCGACAAACGCAACTGCGCAAATTCCAAGACTACCTGCAAGCAAAAGACTAGCTCCGGAAAGTACCAGAGCTGCCCCGGATATCTGTAGCATAGCTAAGGCCGATGAACCTCCATAAGTGGAGATAGTCGGAAGTTGTTCCGCTAGTGCCGCTACGCCATTTGTAGCTAACCATATACCGGCACCGACAAGCGCAACTGCTGCGCCAAGTGCCAAAAGTCCGACCGCTGACACTGTAGCAACAGAGCCTATCAAGGCAAGTGCCGCCGCCATTCCGACACCGACACCTGCAATCAATACAAACGTAGCAACTGCGCCTGTACCTGCTGCCGTTAACTGAATAGCCGCATCTGTCATTATCTTCATACCCATTCCGACAAGCATAACCGCCGCCCCTAATGCGACGAGTTGCAGTGCCTGTCCTGCCATTGCTCCAAATGATGTCGCCGCCCCACCGACTGCCGGCGTTGCGCTTACTGCTGCCGAGCCTATGCCGGATATCTTTCCGGCTAGTCCGCCAAGACCACTTGCGGCTTTTCCGGTAAAATTAACAATTCCGCCTATTCCCGTACCTAGTTTTCCAACAATCGAAATGACCGGTCCTGCCACTGCGGCAATTCCACCGATTTTTAAAATGAATTGCTGTGTACCTTCGTCTAGACCTTCCCATTTGCTTGTCAAGTCCTCAATAGCAGGCACAATTGTTTCAACAAACCCTTCAATAGCAGGCGCCGCTGCTTCAACTAAATCAGCCCCGGCTATCATGATCTCGTTTAAAGCTGTTTGAAGTTTCTCGATTGGCTGTTGCGTCTCCTCAAATGTCGAATCAACCGACCCGGCAAACTCACCTAATGCTCCATCAAAATCTTGAAGATTTAACGTGCCCTCGCTTACAGCGTTATAGATTGATGCACCGGCACGGCTTCCAAACAGCTCATAAGCCGCCTGTAATTTCTCTGTTTCGGATTTGTTAGAATCCATTGTTTTTTCAAATCCGCTAAGAGCTTCGCTTAGTGTTCCGCCATCTTTGGCGGCATTTTTCATTGCTGTACGTAGTCCCATGATGGCTTGTGATGAGTCTATTCCAGCCATATCAACCTGACCTAAAAACGCCGCCGCATCTTCCGCTGAAAGTCCCATCTGTTTAAAGGATACGGCATTAGTAGCTAGCTGATCTGCAAGCGTTCCAACGTCAACACCTGTTTTTTGTCCGACTACATTTAAGGCGTCAAGCATCTCACCTGCGTCATCTGTGTTTTTCCCAAATGCCGCCAATACCTTTGATGTAGAATCTACGGCAGATGATACGTCTTGCCCGTTAATATCTGCAAATTTAACAAATTTGGTTGATAGTTCCTCTAAAGCCTCGCCGGTTAATCCAAATCTTGTATTCACTTCTCCGATAGCTGCGCCTGCTGTATCAAAGCTAACAGGAATTGAAGTAGCGATATTGTTCATGGAGTCTTTCATTTCCGCTAATGCTTCTCCTGTCGCTCCTGTTTTCGTTGCTATCGTATCAGCTCCGTTGTCTATCTGTTTCCAAGCGGCTACAGCTGCGCCGCCTGCTGCCACAATCGGAAGTGTTACCGATTTCGTAAGTGTACTGCCAAGAGATGAGAACTTATCACCTAAAGCTTTGCACATAGATTTCCCGGTTTTACCCCCTGCAGATTTACCTGCGGCGGTGCCTGCCGGCTCTAATTCCTTTGTAATGGTTTGCTGTGCCCCTTGCATACTTGGTATGATTTGGACGTAGGCGTTACCTATGTTAGCTCCATCAGACATGCTTTTTTCTCCTTTCAGACATCCACTTTGCCAGCTCCTTATGCGTCAATGCACCGCTACCGAAATGTTTCTTTTTATCATTTTTCGCTCCGGGTCTTGGATATGGTTTAGGTTCTTTTGCTCTTTTTCTTGAGCCTATAGCAACCAAATTAGCATTTATCATTGCCAACATATCCCATATATCAGCAAGCATATAATTTGTCTTTATAAGTTGTCCCCACATATAAGCGTCTGGATCTAAATCTCGCGCTATATTTGAATCTAATTTAATATTACTTAAATACGATTTGAGCGATCCCCACGAAAGAGATCGCCCTAAATCATCGACTGAATATCCTGTGCCGAATAAGTCAGCGTTAAGAGCCTCACGATGTTCCTCGGTGAATCTCGCAAGGCTTATTATTCCCCCACTGATGCTCCGTCTGAATCCTTCTTTGACTCTTCCGCCCATGTATTAACCAAAAGATTGTAATCATCTCTTGCAAGCGAATCCACAACATCATCGGGAATATATTTTTTTAACCATTCCAATGTCCCCTCTGCTGTCTCCGCAAGGTTTAAATCTTTTATAGACATACTCCCTGCAAGTGGTATTTTATAAACATCACCGCCAATATCTACGGACATTGTTTTGACTTTTTTATTTCCTAACTTCAACATTGCCATTTTCTTTTTTCTCCATTTATGATGCGCTTTCTTCAGTTGCAAATATAAATCCGTCTCCCTGTGCTGTGATTGTCGGTGTCCAGACAATAGCCGCACCCGGTGCAAAAGATACGTTGTCAACTGCGCTAACCTGACCTTCTGAGCATCCGACATACATTAAGTCATTACCATCTTTCATAAGCCACAAAAAAGCTTCTGAAGGCGGTAACTCGCCATCTGACAGATTAGCCGTAATAAACTTACCATGTGAACCTGTTGCAGTTGTGATGTTTACATTGTCTGCGCCAACAATAAGTTTAAGCGTCTCCTCTGTAGTGTCCTGAATAGGCGACTTAATTGTTTCTGTGTGCTCTGTCATGATTACACGCTTGATAACATTTGCCCAGTTCCTAATGTTTTCGGTTGTTTTGTCTGTTGTCAGCGTAATTCCATCCGCTGATACATCGCCTACATTTCTCCATGCTGAAACATAATATTTAATTTCAATCTTTTCACCGCCTGTAAATGAAGTCCCCGAATATGTAAGACTTGTACCCGTGATTGAATAATTATTTTTTAAAATAGCTGTTCCATCAGCTGTAATGGTTATTACTTCATTTACACTTTCCGTCAATGTGAATGTAGTCTGACCTGCAGTTGCTGTGAATTTATCTGTTGTCGTACCATCGCCATTACTTCCAACAACATCCCCCGGATAAGTCGGGAGATTCGTTCCGGCTGTAGCATGAAAAAACATTCCGGTCGCAAGTCCAATTCCTAATTTAGTATCTGGCATTTTTTAATCCTCCTGTGATTTTTCTTGTATAGTTGCTTTTTCTATATGCGCCACAATTCTAAGTCTTGCTGTGCACAAAGAAAGCTCCGGTCTCACAGGGTCATTTCCCCATGATCCTGAGCTGTTTACTGTAACATATCTGATTGCTGTTGATTGCTCCCCGGCTACCTTTTTGAGTATTCCAATTGAATTTCTAAGAAGCTCCAAAGCATCCGCCTCAATCTTTGCTCTGCAATCAAGCATAACCTCAAAAGTATCTATCTTGTTCTCATTAGTTCCCCCAACTTGCGTCACGAGAACACAGGGCAAAGCGAAATCCTCCGGCAGGGGGCGGCAATATGCATTCACATAATCATCTAATGCTGCTCTTACTTCATCTTCAATATCAATACTTCTTTCAATTTCCAATTAAAACACCGCCCTTGATAATACATGATGCTCTGACTCTGCTTTCATACTGGCGTAGTCGGTTGTGCTAACTGACGATATCCAACGACCTCCACCATATCCGCCTTTATAGGTGTTTACGGAAAAACCTTCCGACTCCTCAGCGATAGCTGCGCCTGCCGTGTCCGCTATGCGCCCGGCATGACTTTCAACAAGCTCTTTTGTTCCTTGAGAATTTAATATCTCTTTAAAGCCTTCTGAACGAAATTCAATCCTTATCATCCTGTCCACCTCACAAGCCTTAATTGAACATGATCTAATTTTCCCGTAGCTGATATCCTCTTTTGTGGTGCTCCGTCAATAGTATATGTTTCATTGTCATATTCTATTCTGTCGCCCTCTAATACATCTGAATCCTTTGGAAGATAAGCTGTAAGACCTTCGGATATGGCTATAACTCTACCATCCTGAGAAAGAGCTGTATCAGACGGCTGGACACAACAATTTGATATCGTAAGCTCATCTGTATTATCCCAATCCGGAACATTTGAGCCTCGGCTTGTTTTTGTCCCCGGTCTTATTCTTTTGATTTCCTGTCTCCAAAATGATATAGGTTTACTCATCATCATCCTCCGGCTGCCACATTTCAAGCACTCCGTATCTTTGCTTTTTGAAACCTAAAAGCTTTAAATCGCTAGGCCATAGCCTTATTGTATCGCTTGCGTTTGGCATGGAAAAAGATAAAGATAAGCTACCTGTTGTTTCTGTCTGCTGTGTTGTCGGAAGTTGACCTGCAGGTGTATCGAGATCTCTTAACACAACCCCTACCACTACAGATTTAACAACAGATGCGTAAGCCGTTGAAGCTTCTATAAGCGCATCAACATCTTTACCGACTCTCTCGCCCTCATAACGAATGATATTACTCACATGCGTTATCAAATATTCCGCTCTTGTAGCTTCTTCATTGGTTAGGTCTCTTTTTAAATTTATGATGTCGCTTACCGTTGCAAAATCGCTCATCTTTTCATCCTTTTGTCTTTTTTGTTCCTGTGGATTTCTTCTTTTCTGATTTTTTTGAATCCTGCTCAGGGACTAATTCGATATTAGTCCCTGAACATTTATCATCAGAAACGAAAATAACCCCCGTATCTTTGTTTCTGTATCTCATTACATCTCTCCTTAGCTTACGATTCTGTTGAATGCTGCCGGAATAAGGATACCCCAACCGATATAAGCTTCAGCACGGAGATATATCTGGTTGTGTCCCTGAAGGTCACCTGCCGTTGCATCATTATCAGGATTACCATATTCGATAATTTTAACGGGTATATTCTTAGCATATCCCCAACGGAAATAATCACGGAAGTTTCCGACAATAGCAAGGTCGGTGTTTGTACTTCCACTAGCTGTACCCGTGAATGATACTGTGCTGTTGGTGTCGACCGGTAAGCCGTTGATCGTATCGGGATTTGCACCCCATGCAAGCTCCGGGAACAGTGCCTCGTTAAGGCTAGTGCCCTTCTTGAGTGCTGCGAGATATGATCGATATGTCGGCGCCATTGCCATTCCCGTAGCTTCATAACCTGCGCTCTGAATAGTTTCAATTGCTGTCTGTACTACGCTATTTGCATTAGATGTACCTACTGTATAAGTCGTTGTATTGGTTACTTCTGAATCGAAATGGTTGGTTCCGATTATTGTAGATGCTACTTTGGTTCTGGGATTAAGACCATGGAAAGCCATGATGTCGATACCCCTAGCCGCCTTTGCTGCAAAACCTTCCGAAAAGGCTTTAAGAATACCTAACTGATACTCCTCTGACGCCAACATAAACTCATCTGACACGCGTACACCATATTCAATCTTTACAGGTGTAATGGATTTCTGTCCAATCGTTGCGCCGCCATTTGACTTTGCTCCGGATTCTGCAACTATATCAACTTCATTATCAAGGTTAAATGTCCATGTCGTCGCACCTGTGAAGGGGATCGGCTTAGATGCTGATAATTTAGCAACTGAAGATTTCCCCTGAACAAGATTGAACATTTCGCTGGTTAATTCCGGTGGAAAATATGTTGTCCCGTTCGATGTTGTCTGTAATACACTACTCATTTTTTTATCCTCCTAATTTTTTAAATTGTTGAGCAGGGTTTTAAACCCTACCTCCGTTGTACTGTTTTTTCCTTTTGGCTCACTGGATACTGAAGGCGGCTCAGATGTCCCGGCACTAAATAACGATTTGAGAACCTCAGCGTCTTTTTTTATTGCGTTTTCATCCTCTCCCGTCAACCTATCGGACAGTCCATAAGGTAAGCCCATTTCATGAGCTATCTTTGCCTTTAATGAAGCCGTTTCATAAGACTTCACTTTTTCCTTTAGGCTTGATATTTCCTTGTCTTTTGTTCCGATGTTCTTAAGCTGTCCGTCATAATCAGCTATCCGGCTATTAAGTTCTTTGATTTTACTTTCATATTCTGTGTTTCTTGCCTTCACCTCGTCATAATCAGCATACTTTTTATTCTGTGCTTCTCGGTCACGTGTTAAACGTTCCTTGATTATGGTATCGAGTTCCTCTTGTGAGTTAATTGGTGTAAATTCTGCCATTTTTTGTTCCTTTCCCCACTTAAATCCGCGTGGTGAGCGTAAATTTGTATTAAAAAAGCACCCGTACGGATGCTCTTTAATAATTAACACTTTGTTTTTTCTTTTTCTTTTTCGACCTGCTGCATATCCAGTAAGCTAAGATCGCGCTATCCATTAAGCTGACGTCCGCACCTTCAACAAAGGTATTGAATCCGAAACCGCCTTTTGAACCTATGGTTCTTTTTTCGCTGTTCGTTATAATCTTTGTAAGTGACGGCTGACTCATATGCCTTATGTGTTGCGCTTCAATGCCTTGCAAAAATAAAGCATT